AAATATATGTTTAAATCCCCCTTTTAAGGGGGGGATTTAAACATTAAATAAAGAGGGAAGAATGACCAAACGATACACAAGACGAAACAAAAAAGGAATCAAAACCAAGTCCACCCTTCTGACCGCCGTTGGTAAGATGGAAAACCTACACAAGCAAGCAAAGACAGACCGCCGACTCAGGATGCAGAATGATTTTGAGGGCACACTAAACAAGATGGCAATGTGGTTGGGGGCTGTAATGAAATGCCCGCCAAGACATTACGGAAAAGTTTGGAACGATGAGAAAGATTTGATAGTCAAACAGTGTCAGGATATGTACCTTGATATGCAGAAACTATCAGGAACTGATGCCTTTATGGGCAAGGTTTCCAAATCAAATCATGGTGGTTCAGGTTTGCATATTGGATACGACCGAATGAAATGGAACATGGCGACAGCCAAGTGGGATTTTACCCACAGCGGTGCGTTAAGAGGCACTGACCCGTACTGGATGCCCCACAAAAATTACATGAAGTACACCGGTAAGCCGGTTAAGGTTATCTATGACCTGTCAGTTCAGTTGATGAGCAAGGAACAGGACACAGCAGACGCAATGGAAAAGATTGTCACACCATACAGTGAGTGGACACCGGGAGTACCACGATGGACATAACCAAAGAGGACTTGCAGAAGTACAGCAAGATCACTGACGCACAACGAAAGGTGCGTCCAACAGGTGAGTTTATTCAAGAGGTCTTAGACCGACAGATGAATGGGCTCAATTACAGTGGAATCAAACTACCATTCAAGGAGTTCGATGACCTGTTTCGCCTACGCAAACAGGAGTTTACCGTGTTAGCCGGGATCAACGGCGCAGGTAAGTCAATGTTTGCAGGGCAGTGCATGATCCACGCAATGGATCAGGGCTACAGGTGTCTATCCATATCCCTTGAGATGTCACCGGTCAGTCAGGTTGCAAGGATGGTCAGGCAATGTAGTCTGCAAAAGAATCCATCCATGGATGCAATCCTGTCGTTCTCACGATGGACTCATGAGAATATGTTTTTCTATGACCAACACGGGAGCGTTGATGGCCGGACATTATTGTCAGTCATAAGGTATGCCAAGGAGATACATAAGGTAGACTTTGTGTTGGTAGATTCTCTTATGACTTTATCTTATGCCTCAGATGACTGGAATGGACAGAAGGAAGTGGTCTGTTCACTGGCTAACTTGGCCCGTAACTTAGACCTTCACGTGATGCTAGTCACACACGCACGTAAGGGTCAGTCCATCAAGGACAGGCTTGACAAGTGGAGTGTGGCAGGGTCAGCAGACATAACCAACAGGGCAGACAACGTGATCATACTTGGTCGCCTGTATGAAATGGATGGGGCTGACGCATACATGAGTCTGGCTAAGGCTAGACACTTTGACGGGGCTGAGATGGACATAGACCTGAGGTTTGACATGGAAAGTCTGAACTACTACATACACGGACAGTACCCACAGCAGTACGGCATGATCAATACCGGTGATGTCGAACCCAAAGATGGAATAACAGGTGAACTACACCAAGCAGGGTTAATGTGACGGAAGAATCAGTACCCTATGCACTGTATAGTGCGGAGGTTAATGGAATGCGAAGGCATTTCTTTAACACATTCAAGAAGTCTTACACGATAGATGAACTGCACGATCTGGTGCAGATGCTAAAGTCATACATTCAGGATGAGGATATCAAGGAACTTAAAAGGTTAGGTAGATACGATATGCTTGGCACTGAAAGGGTGGATTCATTTTGAAGAATCAATCAGGCAAAGCAAAAGGCAGAAGGTTACAGCAGTGGATTGTGAACACGATCCTTGATCGCTTTACCGGGCTTGACCCGGATGATGTAACCAGCAGAAGTATGGGATGTGGTGGTGAAGATGTGCTACTCAGCCCTAAAGCAAGGGGTAAGTTTGGTTTCAGCATCGAATCCAAGAATACCGAAAGGCTAAACCTACACCGGGCGTATGCTCAGTGTGTGGAGAATAGTAAGGACTTGCATGAACCGCTATTAATTGTAAAGAAGAATCACTCCAGACCATTAGCGGTGGTCGATGCGGAGTTTTTCATCAAGAACTGGAGAAAATGATGCTAGTAAAACACAGACCTATGCATTCAATGATGGATTCATTCTTTGATCAGGCACGATTGGCCTGTATCCCTGAGGATGGAGCGATCATCACACGTAGCCGGATGGTTACAGAACGATTCAAAGTGGAGTACAAAGACGATGGCACCATCGTTTACAACCCTATAACTGAGGACAAAGATGTCACCGAATAAAGTAAAAGATTACGAACGCCTACTCAAGCGTCCATTCCCCGTGGCTGCGGTATCATTCCGCAAAGGCCCGGGCAGTTCAAAGGAACTGGCATACATCACAGCACGTGATGTGATGCAGAGATTGGATGAGGTGTTCGGTGTGGATGGATGGGAGGACTCATATACTTACGTCGGTGGACGTATGATCTGTACCCTGCGCTGCAAGTTTGGCAGTGAGTGGGTATCCAAGTCTGATGGTGCAGATGACAGTCAGATCGAAGGTGCCAAAGGCGGTATCTCAGACGCTCTCAAACGGGCTGCTGTGAAGTACGGAATTTTCCGGTACGCCTACCACCCGGGTGCATTCAACGGACGACAGGCTTCCAAGTGGGCCACACCAGAGGGCTATGATGAGATCATGTCCCAACGTGAGGGTGCTGAGGTCAAGGAATTCAAGAAGGCACTGGCATGAGCACCAAGTTCATGAACTGGTGCCGTGATTATCAGGGAGCAATCTCATTTGTCCTGATCATCATGCTGCTTGGATTTGCAGCGGGCATCAGCGATGCGTGTGCCAATGAACTACCTGAAGGACTGGAGGGTAAGCACGTACCCATCCCCATGATATGTGGGGATACCAGAGTCATGTACGAAGAGTTAGCGAATACTCATGGTGAGTTCCCGGTTATGATAAGTTTCTCAGAGAAACATACCGCAGTGGTTTGGTTCACCAATGAGGACAGAAGTACCATGTCCATCGTGATCGACACACCAGCGCAGTCATGCCTGATCTACACCAGCACCTGTTTACCGGGTGATTGCTACATGACACCAGAAGAAAACTACAACCAACAGAAGGATAAGATGATGCCAAAAAACGATAGCCCTAAGGTGTCTTTGTGAGCGGATTCAGAACAGAACTTGGCCTGAATATATTCAAGGCTAAGTATGCTCAGAACCGTTACGAAACATGGGAAGATCGTTGCCATGCTGTGATTAACTCAGTGTGTGGCGACGTTGGCGGAACCAAGAACAAACTCATGGATAAGTCTGACGCTGATCAACTGATGCAGTACATGATAGACTTCAAGTGGGTTCCCGGTGGCCGGTACCTGTGGTACGGTGGTCGCAAGGCTAGGTTCTATAACAATTGTTACCTACTGAAAGCGGAGGAGGATACCCGGGAAGAATGGGCAGCGCTCTGGGCTAGAGCAGGTTCCTGTTTGATGACCGGGGGTGGAATCGGGATTGATGTGAGTCAGTTCCGCCCTAAAGGTAGAACATTAAGTAAGACGGGTGGAGTGTCCTCTGGCCCCATACCGTTTCTTTATGCAACCAATGAGATTGGTCGCAACGTAATGCAGGGTGGGAGCAGACGCAGTGCCATGTACGGTTCAATGAACTGGAGACATGAGGATGCTGGGGAATTCCTAACCATGAAGAACTGGTCGGAAGAAGTTCGGGCACGCAAGGAGCAAGACTTCAATGCCCATGCCCCGTTGGATATGATGAACGTATCACTGAACTATGATGATGCTTGGTTACAGGACATGAACAATGATGTGTTCATGACCAACGTAAAGCAGGCCATGATGACAGGTGAACCCGGATTCAGTTTCAACTTTGGCAGTAAGCAGAATGAAACTCTGCGGAATGCGTGCTGTGAGGTGGTCAGCGAAGATGACAGTGATGTATGTAACCTGTCCAGCGTGAACCTATCCCGGATCGAATCGCTTGATGAATTCAAGGATGTTGTACGCTTGGTATCCAAGTTCCTTGTCTGCGGTTTGATACGTGCTGAACTACCTTATACCAAGATTGAGGAAGTTAGACAGAAGAATTCCCGGTTGGGCCTTGGCTTGATGGGAATGCATGAGTGGTTACTTAAACGTGGTCACAGGTATGAGGTGACCGATGAGTTGAAGTCATGGCTCAAGGTGTACCGTGATGAGAGCAAGAAGGCAGCGGATGAACACTGTGATCGACTGTACCTTAACCGTCCTAAAGGTTATCGTGCTATCGCTCCGACAGGAACCATCAGCATCATTGCCGGTACCACGTCAGGCATCGAACCAGTTTACTCAGTGGCATTCAAGCGCAGGTACCTCACCGATGGTACACGTTGGAAGCATGAGTTTGTGGTAGATGCTACAGCGCAGACCTTGATTGATCAGGGTATCAACCCGGATAGTATTGAGTCTGCTACTGACTTGGCTGCTGACCCAGAACGTCGCATCAAGTTTCAGCATGACGTACAGGCATACGTGGATCAGGCGATCAGCAGTACGATCAACCTGCCTGAGTATGGTACGGAGTTAAACAATGAGGACCTTATCCCGCAGTACGCAGGATGGATTCAGAAGTACGCTAAAGGATTACGTGGGCTTACGGTATATCCGAATGCTGCACGTGGTGGACAACCCATCACAAGCGTACCCTATGATGAGGCGATCAAGAAAAGTGGCATTGTGTTTGAAGATAATTCAGAAGAGCAATGCTTAAGTGGGGTGTGTGGGATTTGAGTTATTACTGGTACAAAAATAGAATGGATCAGCAAGACAGAATAGATGCATATTGGGATGGTGATACCCAAGACTTATATCATCAACAACAACTTGAGGAACAAGAAATGGCAACAGCCAAATACGAACAGAAGCCCGGCACTATTGCCGTATTCAGCAACGACAAAGAAGGTAATGAGAAGCGCCCTGATTGGCAGGGTAACCTCATGACCCCGGATGGACAGTCACTACAGGTGTCCTTGTGGGTCAGCGAATCCCAGAAGGGATTGTCCTACCTCAGCGGTAAGATTCAGGAACCTTATGTTCCCGGCTCCGATGGCGCACGTGGTTCTGCTGACGACGTACCCTTCTAAGTGGAAATTACTTATCATGATGGAGAGAGCATTGCTCTCTCCTTTGATGAGAAACTGCACGCCTACCGTGTAGACGGTAAGCCTGTACCATCAGCAACCAAGGTGTTGGGTGTGATATCAAAACCCGCACTCATCCCTTGGTCGCTCAAGATGGGCAGTGAGTGGCTTGAAAAGCATATGTTCCATGATGAGGAACTGGATCAGGATAAGGGTGTATTCACGTACACCTCACGCCTGACACTTGATGCGTTGATAAAGGGAATCAAGTCAGCATACCGGCCAACGTCTGGTGGTGCGCTTGAGATTGGAAACAACACACACAAATGGATTGAGGATGCAGTCAACATATTCCTTGAGGATGAGGGTAAGTTCGGTGATGACAATCTACCTGAACGACCAGTTGACCAGCCTGAGGTGAACAATTCAATCGACGCTTTCCTTGAGTGGGTGGCGGAGAATGATGTCAAGTTCCATCAGTCTGAGATGAAACTGTACAGCCGTCAGGATCATTACGCTGGGACTGTAGACTGTATAGCAGATGTCAACGGATCACGCTGCGTGGTGGACTGGAAGACATCGAAAGGTATATATCCTGAGTACCATCTGCAAGTGGCAGCATATGCACAAGCGGTGGAAGATATAACCGGGGAGATGATTGATCAAACCCTAGTCCTCCGGCTTGACAAAGCAACAGGTAGATACCAATGCGGTTATCAATCACGCACCGAATGGGTGCATAACTATGAAACTTTCCTAGCAGCATTAAGACTGTTCAATGGATTGAAGGAATTAAAATAATGGAAAAGGATGACCAACTTATATGTAACCAGATTGCATTCCATATGCAGTCGGTGATCATGGGCATCAATGATATAGCATACGAACACAAGGCAGACCCTGAGACACTGGCCCTCACAATAGAAGAGGAAGCAGCAAACTCAGACACCGATGAAGAAGAACAACTATGGGGAGCATTACTCAGATATGCAGGAGCGATTAGTTAAATGGGGAAAAGGATCAAGTTTCAATATTTCAGAACAAATCGGGGGAGGTATATACGCAGCAGAGCGATTCAAAGGGCCAGACGGTACACGCTGGGGTTTCATAATCAAGCAGCACTCTGGTCGTGGAGAATGGTATGTTCACTATCACGGTATTTTCTACAATACGGTAGAGGAATTAAACGACGCAATACTCTGGGAGGTAGCAAGACTTGAGGATTCCAGATCACTATAGGACAGACATTCAGCCAATAGAATACATCATGTCTAACAACATGGGATTCTGTGAAGGCAATGTAATCAAGTACATCTCACGATGGGAGATGAAGGGCGGTATCGATGACTTGGAAAAAGCCAAGCACTATATCGAAATGTTAATCGAACAAGAGAACAAACGCAATGGTAACAACGCTGAGTTGGTATGAAGCAGAACATGCGGTACAGTGTGGTGTCAGTCGATGCATCAGTTCATGGAAGAAGGACCGCAAGCACGCAGCAGGTTACAAACCTAAGGACCTGTTCGACACCAACATCAAGTCGGCTGCTGCTGAGATGGCGGTAGCCAAACACTTGGGAATCTATTGGGATGGATCAGTCGATACCTTCAAGGACAAACCTGATCTGGGTGAGGACATTGAGGTACGGATGTCAATGATGAAGCCACCAGTGCTGATCATCAGACCCAATGATATCAAGTGGCGTAAGTATGTATTGGTTCAGAATCTCTGGGAGCATGGTAGGATGCCAGCATTCAAGGTGCTAGGCTACACCTCATTCCCCGGCGTTGAGTGGGCGCATGAGAACTGGGCTCAGTATTGGACAAACTTTGGAACCAGTCGCCCTCATTGTTGGGCAGTTCCTATTGACGCATTACAGGATACACAGGATTTGAAATGATTATTGAACCGAATAGTTCAGAGAAGTGGATAGGTGGGGATGGTCAGGTGTGGGTATCACTTGCATGGATACGCAAGCAGACCGCAACCCCATCAACTAACGGATGGACTGAAGCCGTGGTTGACACGATGCATGATGTCCTTGGCGGGAGACACCTGCTTAAAAAGAACGGTGTCTTCTATAAATTGGATGACGTTCTTGAAGCATTCAGACTTTATCGTAACACACAAGAACTGTGAGGAACTGGAGGCGAAGTGGGCATCAGATAAGATGCTCCACTTTGCCCGGTTCTGCTGGTTGAATATGTATAAGAGAGCGCCGTCAGGAAAGATTTGGCGTGATGTATTCTATGACAAGCATGGGATACATCTGGATGAATACGCTAGGCAACGGAAACAGGCTCAATCAAAATAACACACCCGATAGGGAACGCAGTAATACCAAACAGTTTACCCTCCTCATCCATGGTGCTGCCTATCTTCAGCGTCTTATCATCTTTGGAGTGGACCCACCCCAGTGTTTTAAACCTTGGTGTGTCCACTTCATCAGCATCTTCCCAGCCTGCCGTGGACATTATATCCCACCAATGAACGACTACTAACTCAGTCATTCCCCAGCGCTCTACGCATATCCTCTTTAACTTCCCTGCGCTTTTTTCTCTGTGCCTCCATCCTCTTTTCTTTCTCAGCATCTGAGTAAGACCTTTCTCTGCGGATTCTCCGCATCTCCCTACTAATATCATTTAACTTCTGGTCGTACTTCATCTTGATCCTGCGGGATATCTTGTTTTGATTCAAAGGCTCAATCCTGATACCAGCATTGGATAACCTTGCACTCAGTGGGCTGTAGTCATCCTGTGTTCTGCTGGTTTCACCACTGTCAGCACGCCTAACTTTCTGTTCAGCATATGACATGATGCCACCGATATCAATCCCCGGCCAGTTGGGTAACAGGTTCTTAACCATGGCATCCAACTTCCTACCTTCAGGAATGTTAGTGCCTTGGAACTGATTGATACCCAGAAGAGGCCAACCCACTGCACCCGCAACACCACCACTAGGCTGAACCATATCAGGTACGTATGGAATCTGTCCGGTTCCACCCTCACTCAGTGAGAATGTACCACCCGGCATCCAACGCTCAGTGTTGAGTGATTGAATGTCATCACTGTCTGGCGCAACAAAGTCTGAGGCTGCCTCAGGCAGCGTCACACGGGCGTTAGGCATGAAGGGCATACCCATGATTGGGTTCCTCCTCACAGTATCCTTGACCTTCTCCAGCACGTAGTCATCCTCACCTGATACATATTCACCCAACTGATTCATGCCACCGTAGATCATTGCCCACTTGGCATACTTGGCTGGGTTCTTGGCTGCTATCTCTGCCAGCCTTGGCATGGTGCCATAGGTGTAGGAAAAGAATGGCAGGAAGGTATGGCGCAGGGCATTCAAGACCGGGGGATTCTTGTCGTAGTCCACAAAGAAATCCTTGGCCTGCCTTGCAGCATAGCCCCGGGCTTTCATCTCAGTCATTCCATTACCAATTGCTTCCTTATATTTTGTGTGGTAAAGGCTTGCTCTCCAGATGTTATCCTCTAACTGGTATAACTTGGCAGCATTATCCCATGTGCTTCCCTTGACCTTACGCATCACACGTGTGGTCCAGTCCATCGCACGGTTCAAACCATTGGGGCCATCACCAATCCTCACGTATCCAGTAGCATCATTCCCATACAATCTCAGTAGGTCATCTGCACCACCAGACCTGAGTTCCTGTACGAATGATGTACCCAACACACCATCCTCTACCATCTTGTCGTACATCTCATCACCCTTGTACATACTTCTGGCTGCTCTACCCACATCAGCCCAATCCCCATTAGCCATGTCAAACATATGGCCGGAGGAAACAAAGTTAGCAAAGTGAACAGGTGGTGCTGCGATAGTCTTCAGTCCTTTCCATACTGCGTTGGTGGTCTTGTATCTCCTGATCCAATCCCCGGTAGTAGACTTAGGTGTAAACTTGCGGAGTTTCTGTAGTTGCTCCCATGTATCACTACTCACCTGCTTGCCACCCAGCGCACCCCATCCTCTGTTGTTAGGGACCTTGACACCCACATCAACCACGACATCAGGTGACATGGACAGTTCCTTAAAGAACTCACCCAATGCACGCTCATGTCCCATCATACGGGCAGTCTTCTGCATGGCATAGGCAGCATCTTCAATCTCACCCATGGATTTCTTCTCAGCCTTGGTCCACTGTCTGCGTACCTTGAACTGACCACCACCATCCTGTATTACTTCCCATTCACCAATGTCATCAGGACGTTGACCACGTTCCCACTGTACCTTATCAAAGTTCTCAACCTTGCCACGCATCTTAAACATATGGTGGGAGTTGTAAAGCATATTGATTGGGTCACCGGCTGCACCCTTAGCCATGTCATGTTTCACGTATGACGTACTGAGGTAGTCGTCGATGTTCTTAAGGAATGTTTTCTCATCCAGTACGCCAAGGTTAACCAATGCCTGTCCGTACTCCTGTATCTTAGCCCGTGATTCACTGGCAATCCCCAACTTATCCAAGTCAAAGTCATCAGTACCCATGCCGAACTTCTTGCTTTGCAGCATACGATATAGCACCTGACGCTCCTTCAGTGGCATATCACGTATGCCATCCAGTACACTCTTGAAGTCCTGAGCATACAGGTTCTGCCTACCACGAAATCTATTCATAGCCTCAAGGTAGTCATCAGACATCTTAAAGTTATCAATAAACATATGCCCTATCTTGTCTGACAGTTCCGTATTACCACGCATCTTGTCAATGGCCTTAGGTGCTGCCCCGATGTTCCCACCAATCATTGCGCCCACTGCCATGTTCGTAACCTTGTCAGAGAATGAGGCATCAGGTTCTGCATTGAATCCAACCAGCCCACCGACTGTACCTGTGGCACCAGCAGGATGCTTTATGGCCTCCCATGCTACGTCACCTATGGGTTCGTATATCTTCTTAACTCCTTTGCCCACACCGGCCAATACAGGCGCTCCTACGGTGCCTGCTGCTGCACCTAGTCCGGCCATCTCAGTACGGGTCATATCACCCTCACCTACTAAGGACTCAGTGCCCTCTGGTATGTAGCCAGTGGCACCAGATACGGCACCACCAGTAGCAGACAAGGGGAGGAACCGTGTAAAGAAATCCTTTGCGGTCTTGAGGTGCTTGAGTCTGGAGGCAGGTAAGGCCCAGCCAACAGGGTCCAGCAAAAGTCCAGTGTAGTAGGCAGCGGTATTCCTTGCGCCATACTCAGGGTGGTTCATGTACTTTTCCATGGTAGCCTGCTGTTGTCTCAGTTGATCTGAATCATAGCCTGACCACTGTGCGATCCCACGTGTGGAGTCACCAGTAGCAGTACCAAAATTAAAGAACAACATATCCAGCATGGAGGGGTACTCATCTATCCCATAACCTTTGGCATCCATATCCATCTTGTACTGGCGTTCCGCTTTTGGAGCAGTCCATCCTACCTCAGCATCACCCCATCCACCACCACCGGAAGGCGCAATAGCCTTTGCACCAGAATCAGGCGCTAACCATCCCATTATTCAGCCTCCTTAACCAGTACCGAACCACCACCCTGCACCTTGATGTACAATTGTCCAGTAGAATCATAAAACTTATCTCCTATATCAAGGGCATCAAACTGTGCGTCACTGGCTATTGTCGGTATCGCTGTGTTCTGCGTGACAGCAGCATTGGGATCACCCTTCTCTGATAGCCAGCCGGGTACAGTAAT